GATTAAGGAAAAGTATTTTCCTACCGAAACAGTAGTAAATGATTTGGAAACGTTTAATACCAATTCCACATCTACTGCTGATCTGAGTGGTTCGATGTCAGCGTATACTGCTGCCATAACGAAATTTAAGTAAATCTAAGGAGAAACAACAATGTTCAAATCAGAACAATTGAATGAAAAATGGCAGCCGGTTCTCGAACACACGGATCTTCCTGAAATTAAGGATCCGTATCGCCGTGCTGTAACTACGGTTCTTTTGGAGAACCAAGAAAAGGCAATGCAGGAACAGGCTCTTATGGAAGCTGCTCCCGTAAACGCAACTGGTGCATCTGTTGCTGGTTTTGATCCGATCCTGATCTCTCTGGTTCGGCGTGCAATGCCTCACCTCATCGCATATGATATTTGTGGTGTTCAGCCTATGACCGGACCTACTGGTCTGATCTTTGCAATGAAGTCGAAGTATTCCACACAGGGTGGAGCAGAAGCACTGTTTGACGAAGCTGATTCCGATTTCTCGGGTGCTGGTACACATACTGGTTCCGCCAACAATGGGGATGCTCCTGGCGCATTGAATGATGCTGCGAGTGGAAGTAATGTGCATATGACACATGGTACTGGTTTAGCTACGGCAACTGGTGAAGCTCTTGGTGACGCTTCTGGTAACTATTTTCCAGAAATGGCATTCAGTATTGAAAAGACTACGGTTACTGCAAAGACCCGTGCTTTGAAAGCTGAGTATACGATGGAACTGAGTCATGATCTTAAAGCTGTTCATGGTCTTGATGCTGAAGGTGAACTTGCAAATATCCTGAGTCAGGAAATCTTGCAGGAAATCAACCGTGAAATAGTTCGTCGTGTATACATTATGGCAAAAGAAGGTGTTACTGATGCAACAACTGCTGGTGAACTGGTAACTGCTGACGTTGATGGTCAGTGGAGTGTTGAACGGTTCAAGGGTATTGCCCATTGGATTGAAAAGGAAGCTAACGTTATCGCACGGACAACTCGTCGTGGTAAAGGTAACATCCTTATCTGTTCTTCTAATGTAGCATCTGCTCTTGCACAGATCGGTTCGGTACAGTGGCTTGAAGGTGGTGTCCCACATCATGATATGGCAGGCAACACGTTCATTGGTACTATTAATGGTACTATGAAGGTATTTGTTGACCCGTATGTGAGTGGTGATTACTTTGTAGTTGGGTATCGTGGTGCATCTGCTTATGATGCCGGTATGTTCTATTGCCCGTATGTTCCGTTGCAGATGGTTCGTGCAATGGGTGAACAGACATTCCAACCGAAGATTGCTTTCAAGACTCGGTATGGTATTGCTGACAATCCTTTCGTTACTGCTGGTGCAAACAACAACGTTTACTACCGCCGTACGAAGATCGGTGCAATCTTAGGTTTCTGAACAAAACCATATGATTGAGAAAGGGGCTTCGGCCCCTTTCTTTTTGCATGGGATTTGACATTCCATATAAATAAGAGTATAATAGTAGTTGGAGAACAGTATGAATCAGAACTTTTTAAGTAACGCATCCTATAAATTTGTCAATAAGAAATTCGAAGACGTTGAGTTTTTTGTTGCGACAGCAGATTTGCCAACTATGGATGTTGATGCTTCCCCTCTGGCTAATAGATTTTCTACGATCAAGTTTCCGGGGGATAAGATTACATATTCGGATCTCACCCTATCGTTCAGGGTTGATTCTGAAATGACAAATTATATTCTCCTTTCAAATTGGTTGAAGGATTTGGAGAAGGCTGATCACACGAAAACTAATGATTTATTTTCTGATTCTAAACTACTTGTTTATAACTATGCAAACGTTCATTTCCTAACATTCTCATTCAAGGATTCCTTCCCAACATCACTTGGTGGAATCTCATTCACAGTGGAGAATACAGAGGAGGAGTTTGTAACAACTGAAGCTACATTTGCATTTACTGAATATACTATAGAGAATGTTTGAACTACCACCAATTGACCGCACAAAATTATCAGAAGAAGCAGGAAAGATACCATACCTTCACGGAGAATACCTCCAGAAACTAAACGTTGCATACGCAAAACTGAAGAAAACAGAATTTTTATATGATGTTTTGTATAAGAAGAAGTGGCTTTATTATCTAGGTAAGGCGGAACCTGATGCCTACATGGACAACCCACTTTCAATTAAAGTGATTCGTTCTGATGTTGATATCTTTATCAAGGCGGATGATGATATCATAAAATTAAAAACAAAACTTGAAGGTGAAAAACTCGTTGTGAAATCTCTTGAAGAAATATTGAAATCAATTTCCAATAGGAACTGGGTTATCAAATCCATTGTTGATTGGGAAAAATTCCAAGCTGGGTCGTGAGGTTATTCACCAATAATAAAACTGACATTATTATAGTTAAGAAGAATGATGTCTATGTGGAGGTGAAGTGCGATTCCGATATTGGAGCAGAACTCTCTGAACATTTCACTCTGCCCGTTCCGGGTGCCCGATTCATGCCTGCATTTAAAAACAAGGTGTGGGACGGAAAGATTCGTCTATTCAATGTAAACGGAAACCTGATTCTCTTTGGGCTTCGGTTTGCGGTTGTTCGGTTTGCACGAAACAAGAAGTACACCTTCTCTATATTTGACAACTCAAAGGATATAGACCGGGGGACAATGGAAGAATTTGTTAAGGCACTTGAACTTCCAATGGAACCACGGGGATATCAACTTGATGGAATATATCATGCAATCAAACACTCTAGAGCTCTCCTCCTTTCCCCCACTGCATCTGGCAAATCTCTAATCATTTATTGTCTGGTTCGATATTACATGGAGATGATGGAGAAGAAAATCCTGATTCTCGTTCCAACGACAAACCTCGTGGTTCAACTCCACAAGGATTTCAGGGACTATGGATTCGATGCAATCACGCATTGTCATTGTATCACCGCTGGATTTGAAAAGACCTCAAAGAAACGCATCTACATCTCCACCTGGCAATCCCTCTATCGTCAAAAAAGAAACTACTTTGACCAGTTCGGCACGATCTTTGTCGATGAGGCTCACCTTGCAAAGGCTAAAAGTCTCTCTGGAATCATGGAGAAACTGTCGTTTTGTGAGTTCCGGTTTGGTCTGACAGGGACACTTAGTACATCAAAAATTGATCAAATGACTCTAACGGGTCTCTTTGATGAACCAAAACGAATCATTTCCACCAAGGAACTCATTGATTCAAAGTATATTTCCAATCTGAAAATCAATTGTCTGGTCCTGAATCATTCGGATGCAGACAAACGAATTGCAAAATTGGCCACAGATTACAGGGGGGAGTGTGATTATCTTGTTGCAAATAAGGCGAGAAATGACTTTGTTGTCAAACTTGCTGCATCCCTGAAGGGTAACACCTTGGTCCTATTTCAGTATGTTGAGAAACACGGGATTCCACTTTGTGACGCTATTAAGGAACAGACAACCAAGGATGTCAGGTATATATCCGGAATCATTAAGACTGATGAGAGGGAAGCGACTAGAACCCTGACAGAGGAAAATGATAATGTAATAATAGTAGCATCTAACGCTATATTCTCAACCGGGATTAATATTAAGAATCTTCATAACATAGTTTTCGCATGGCCCAGTAAATCACAGGTCCGTGTGCTTCAGTCCATTGGTCGTGGACTTAGACTCCATGAATCAAAAGAGGTTTGTAATGTCTATGACATTGCAGATAATCTCTCCCTTGGAAAGAAAAAGAACTTTGGAATGCTTCACTTCAACGAAAGGTGTTCCATTTATTCTAATGAATTATTTAACGTCAAGATAACCAAGATCAATTTACCTTGACTTGCCAAACCATTATGTTTGGAGTATAATGGTTATTAAGCACTCAAAAATTTCAGTACCGTCTGAGTCGTAAGCTATCGGGTACTAGAGGCTACCAATGATAATGATATCATTGCATCCACCCTTCTGAGTCGTGCAGCAATAAGTTGGGGAAGAAACCGGGTCGGGGT